CGGCGGCGGCGGCGGTGCTGGTGGTCTGCTGCACAGTACGTCAAGCGTGCTGACGCCAGGCTCAACGTACGTCGTGACCATTGGGCTCGGTGGCGCTGGTGTCACGGGTGCAAGTGCGGGCAACGATGGTGGCAACAGCTCAATCACCAACCTCGGTTTGGCGACCATGACTGGTGGCGGTGGTGGTGGTCGTGGCAATGGCGCGAACCTGCCCGGTCGTAATGGTGGTAGCGGCGGTGGTGCTGGTGGATTCGCGGGTCAGACTGCTGGTACGGCCACGAGCGGTCAGGGCAACAACGGCGGTGCACAGCAGGCTCCTGACGTCAGTCCATACCGTGGTGCAGGCGGTGGCGGTTTTGGTTCCGTCGGCACCAATGGCAACGGTGCAGACGGTACTGGTGGATCGGGATACTTGTTTCAGGGCTCGTTCTACGCTGGCGGCGGCGGCGGCGGGACGATGGGCTCGAACGTGGTGGCGGCGGGCGGCAGCGGTGTAGGCGGCGACGGCGGGCGTCTTTCCGTAACGACCGGCCTCAACGGCGCAACCAGCACTGGTAGCGGTGGTGGCGGTGCAGGTGGTACCGGCAGCGGTACGACCGCCACGACGAGCGGATCGGGCGCCAACGGTGTCGTCATCATCTGCTATCCCGGCGCTGCACGTTCTGTGTCATTCACCGGGACGATGACAACCACTACGGCTGGCGGTGTGACCAAGCACGTACTCACGACCAGCGGGACATTCACGGCATGATCGCTGCACGTATCCAAAACGGTGTTGTTATCGACCTAATCATCGTTGGTGATCCGGGTGGGCTGGATTGGGTGCACAGCAACCTCAATGGTGAGTGGGTCGATGGAACCGGCGGAGCCATTGGTGACCGCTATATCGACGGCCAGTTCGTTCGTCCCGAGCAGCTCGATGAGATTGGCTAGTGCCATCATCCTGCTGCTGGCTGCTTGCAGCCCCGTGCAGCGCATTGCAGACCATTCCAATGAGATCCGGGCCGAGGCCCAGGTACTGCGCCAGCACGGCCAGCAGTCGGACGACGCGGTCGTGGTGCACCATGCTGAGGTCATCGACGGTCTGGCCGCCGACATCCACGGCGAGTTGCCCGGGGTGCAGGACAAGGTTCCGGCTTGGCTGTCTACCTTGAAGTGGTGGGGGATCGCGCTGGCCGGCGTGGCGGTGGCGTTCGTCCTGTGGCAGAGCGGTGCCTTCACGGCCCTGCGGATCGCCATCGGGTGGCTGCCGAGGCGCCAGGTTGCCACGGCTGAACTGGCTGCTGATATGCTAGACCCGTCCCGCCCGGAGTCCGAGCGGGAGTTCGTGGCGGCGATGCGGGCGCGTGACCCCGTATTCGATGCCGCCTATCGCCGCATCAAGAAAGGCAAACGATGATCCTCGCTTCTGCGTTCTCCGACTTCCTCGGCAACATCTGGTTCGCCGGCCTCGCACTCGTCCTTGGCGTTGGCGCCGGATGGGTGCTGCGTGGCAAGTACGGCAGCAAGATCTGAGACAAATCCCGCCATTCGGTGGGCAGGCCCGGCGCGTAGCTCCATGCGTGTCGGGCCTGTTGTCTTGAATGGAAAGCCCCCGGCTTCCCGCATCATGCGTTCCACCGGGGGCGAGGATGAAGACTGAGACGTTTGTTCAGCGTACCCGCAGGCTGGTTCCGCGCTCCATCAGGGAGCAGCCGACGACCTCCTCGCCGGCCTCGAGCGCCTGGCGGATCGTGTCTGCGTCAGGCTCGCGCTTGACGCGCACGAACTTGCCGTCCCACAGGTCCATCGCGGTCGGGTCGATGGCGACGGGCTGCTTGCCGCCGTTGCGCTGGACGCTGATCTTGAACCGCTCGGTGTCGATCTTCAGGCGTCCGGTGCCCTCCATTGCGCCCTTGAGGCGTTCCTTGAGGCGTTCGGCTAGTGCCGAGTCGCAGCCGGCCAGTTCCCGCATGCGGCGGGCTTCGGCGGTACGGGCTTCGGCGCGGGCTTCAAGCTCGCGGATGACGAGCACGTAGTCCTCGGCCTTGTCGGTCAGGGCGGCGTCGAGCCCTTCGAGAACGCAGGTCAGTTCGGCCTGCACCTCGGGCGATTCCGGGGTGTCGAGCAGGCGGTCCACGATGGTGGCGAGGTCAGTCGAGATGGCGTACAGGCTCATATGTAATTACCTTTCAGAACGGGAGTTCGGTGGTGGGAGCGGGGACGGTCACGTTGGGCTGCCGCCAGCGCATGATGGTGAGGGTGCCGTTGACACGGGAGAGCTCGAGCGTGCCCTCTCCGGCGTCCTTGGCGAGCGTCACGAACTCAGGAACGTCGGTGGTGATCCACGCGGTGCCGTGCTCGCCGTCGATCTGGATGGCAACCGGCTTTCCCTTGCGCTCGGCCACGCGCAGGACGACGGCCTTGCCCTCCCAGTTGTCAGGGTACTTGTCGGCGGGCGCAGACGGCCTAGCAGGCTCCTTGACGGCCTCGACGGTTTCGATGGGCCTTGTGGTGGGTGCGGCCTTGGCAGGGGCAGTAGCGGCCTTGGCGGGGCTGCTGGCGCGTTCCTGACGGTCCTGCTCGCCGTCCTCGTCTTCCTCGCCGACGATGCCGGCCATCGCGGCGGCGCTGTACCGGCGCAGGTAGGTGCAGATCGAGCCGAGCGTCTGCACGGTCGAGCGTTCCGGGAACGGCATGCTGACGGTCTCGGCGATGAACTCGCCGCTGGTGTGCATGACGGTCGTCTCGACCGACACCACGCCGTTGTCGGTGTTGATCGACTGCACGAGGCTCAGACCTTGCGCGGCGAACGGAACGCGGATGGCGTTCAGGATCGCGCCCAGGCTGGCGTAGCGGTTCCGGAAGTGCGGGTTGACGCTGTCGAGGTTGGGGTTCTTGATCTGGGTGTTGGCGATTGCCAATGACTTGGCGAGCGCCCCGATGGTCTGACTAGTACGCATGTGCATCCTCAATGTGTCGAACACCACGTTCGACGCGGGAACTGTATACAGTCCCTTATACGCTGTCAACGGGCTGCGTAGGAAATCGTGACAAAGGTTTCGGACTGCGACCCGTAACGCTTATGTGCGTTCAGCCAAATGACTTGCGAGTCATCGACCATCACAACCCCGGTCAGACCGTCGAGCAGTGCGCGGCAAAGCTTGTCGATGTCAGGCTTGCCGGGGTGCAGCGGCGCGGTCTTGGTGAGTTCGCCGGCTTTTCGCCAATGACTCTTGGGGCGCTCAAACACGAACTCAACGCTGATGGCGCAGGCAGCCGCATCCGGCGGCCCGACCCACGCTCGGCCAGCCTCATACGCGACGGCGGCACGCCAAGACTTCAGGCGCTTGCACTGGTCGAACATCACCGTTCGACCGTTCTTTAGGCGAACCAGGCGCTTGCTGCCCTGCGGCGCTGCTGCTCCCGGGATGACGAACTCGATCAGGCGGTCGTTCATAGGTCAGGAGTCTTTGCTTGAGCTCGTTGCAACCGCGCATGAGAAGCGCCATCTCGTTGCGCAGGTAGATGATTTCATCGCGTGCCTCGGCCAAGATCGGACTGACGAACGGCTGGACATCAATGCGGTCGATGATGTCCTCGTCAGTCTCCGGCATCACGTGTCCCTGTGCATGTATCGCAGTGTGTCCTGATGCTTTGTCATCAGATCCTGTAACGCGATCCGCGCCCGCATGTGCGCTGCACGCAGATCCTCGATGCGTTGCTCGAGCAGGCTCGTCTGTAGCGTGCGCAGCGTCAGTGCGGTTCGGCAGTCACGCACGAGCGTGATCCCGTCAACGTCGGGCGCATTGCCGGCCAAGTACGAATCAATCCGGCGCATCAGGTCGTCGTGCATCATCGTCCTCAATAATAGTGGTGCGCCAGATAGCGATTTGCATTGGTGCGCTAACGCGAACCTTGGTCGCCTTCTTGCTGCTTGGTCTGAACACGGCGACAACCTTGTCCTCAAGCGTCAGGATGGCGGACTCGCCACCCTTCAGCGTCAGAACCACGGTGCCAAAGTCAGCCGGGATGCGTGTCTGCCTCAAGGTCATGTTGTGCCTCCTTGCACATGGTTATTTCAAAACAATCCCAGCCGCGCTGCTTGGCGTACTCGTGTGCGGTCTGCGCTCCTAGACACACGCTCGGCCTGAGGAACGACACCTCCCGCCTCGCCTCGTCGCGCTCGCGCCGCATCTCGTCAAGCGCAAGGAGTGCGCATTCAAGTTCGCTGCTTCTCATTTTGTCCCTCAGAACGGGATGTCGGTATCGGGAAGCGGACGGTGATTGGCCTGCTTGGAAGGCGGTGCTGGTGCATCCTCGCGCTCACGCGGAAGGCTGAACTTCAGCGACAGCATCTCGGTCCCCTTGCTTGTGGTCTTCGTCCAAGCCGCGATCTCCATCACGACTCCGTTCACCATGCAGTTGCCCCGCCAGTCAGGCTGGCGGTCGTGCTGCTTGCGGTTTTGGAACATTGCTCCGGTGTCAGGCTTTGGTTCGTAGCTCATGTGTGCTCCTTCTTGTTAGGGGTCTGACTCTCATACGCGGCGATACGCTCGCCGATCCATGCCATGCAGTTGCACGCCATGCTGTTGCCGAGTGCCTTGTACCTCGGCCCGTCTGGGCAGTTCTCTGGCGACTTTCCTCGGTACGGGATCATCGTCCAGTCATCCGGGAAACCTTGAAGTCTCTCGCACTCGCGAGGCGTAAGTCGGCGGACGGTCATGTTTGCGGAATGCACGGCGGCAACTTGCTGAGTGACTTCGGAGCTTTGAGGACTGCGGCTTGGATCGTTTCCTGCCGTGATGGTGGGCGCAACACAACACGCCACCGCGATAGTCGCATCGCCACGGCTGCTCCCAGTCCCCATGCAATGGGTCGATCCGTCCGTGCTGCTAATTGGATCCTGCGTCGGGTGGAACGCCACCGCCACCGCATGAACATCATGCCCGTGCATCGCATTCAGCGTAAACGATGTTCCATCGGTGGACACGCAAGCGTTCGACTTGCTGCCTTGCATATTGACCACAGCAGTGGTCGCCCGCGTGTCACCCTGATCGAACAGCGAGAGCGTCGGGTTGACCTGGCCGTCAACCCATGTCTCATCGTCGCTAGTTGACTGGGCGCGCTTGGACTTCGTGAACGGCACGGGCTGCGCGATCACCGGGTGATTCATCTCGTGGAACCCGCTCGCGCCCTGCGAAGCTCGCAGCGCGGCGACGGCATCATCATCCTGCTGCAAACCATCGCGGTCGTTCTGCCATCGGTATCCAACTGGCTGCAAGACCGCAAACATCCTTTCCTTGTCAGGCATCCGATCATCGCAGCCCTTGCGAGTCAGGGTTGCTGCGACCTGTTCTCCGTTCCAGTAGCAACCGCCTCGAGCGCCGCCTTCAGAATCGGGGGCAACTCCTTTCCCCTGCGCTCGGCGCGAGCGCATATACCCCTGCAAGCCTTCGGCGAGAGCGAATATTTCGCCGGGAGCGGCCCAGTCTCGAGCACCTCGCTCAATGAGGCGACCAACGACGAAGACCCTGCGCCGACGCTGCGGGACGGCTCGGGGCCATCCCCCCACTCGCAGGTATTGAGCGTCAAGCACCCGGTAGGCCCACTCATACCCGAGTTGCCCCAACGCCCCGAGGAAGGTTCCAAAGTCCCGTCCTCCGTTGCTCGACAGAACGCCGGGGACATTTTCCCACACGAGCCATCTCGGGCGCAGGCGGTCAGCGATTGCCAGGTAGGTGAGCATGAGGTTGCCTCTTGGGTCGGCAAGTCCTTGCCGCAACCCGGCGACGCTGAAGGACTGGCAGGGAGTTCCTCCGACCAGAAGGTCGATTGAACCTCGATCGATGGGCCACGATTCATGTTGCGTCATGTCTCCGAAGTTGGGAATGTTGGGGAATCGGTGCGCGAGCACCGCCGCCGGGAAGGGTTCGATCTCGCTAAAGCCTACGGGCTGCCACCCGAGGTGATGCCACGCAACGCTCGCCGCCTCAATGCCGCTGCACACGCTCAAGTACCGCATCGTGCGTACTCCCGTGCGGTTTTGGCCGCGTAGCCGTCCGTGGCTCTCCGGCGCTTCCCAGTTGCGCCCCGTGGCCCTCCGTTGTGAATGCGTGCCACCGTGTCGATCGACCAGTCCTGCGCGTAGCGCGAGAGGTAGGCGATGACAACGCGCTTGGCGTATTCGGGGTCGGTGACATCGGTGTACGGGCGCGAACTAAGCGACTTGTCGTACTCGCAGGCGTCTTTCCAGTACACCTCCCAGATCTGGAAACGACCAAGCGCCCTCCCGTTGTCACCGACAGCGCGGTCAGGCTGACGCTCGCCGCCTGTTTCAACGGCTGCGATGGCGGTCAGGATGCGGTTGACATCCGTGCCGGCGGGCGGAGGCACGACCAGCACGGCGGCAATTATGGCTGCGATCATCGGGTACCCCTCGGCTGTTCGCGCATCAGTTCCTTCTCGCACCCGTGCGCGTCGAACGCAGCCGTGATGCCGGCTGGCAGGTCAGGCATGTGCATCTGATGCCCGTTGACGAGGACGCCCTCCAGCGTCCAGGTCCACAGCTTCCACGCCGTGGACGGGTACGAATTGCCGTGCTGGTCAAAGTCCTCGTACGACTCTTCCGACCAGTGCGCGGTGATGATGCCGACGACGTGGTTTTCCTTCGCGAACTCAATGGCCTTGACGTTGTCGTCATCCAGCCAGTCCAGATCGAGGTCGATGGTGTGCTCAGTTATCATGCGATCCTCCAAACCCGCACGAGGCGGCGGTGAGTACTGACACGGGCTGACTGGCGAACGTCGCCGGTCCAAACGAATCCATCGCGGAACACGCTGCCGGCGGCATTGCCTAGGTCAGCGTAGTTCATCCCGGCTGCGGACATAAGCGCCGCCACGTCATCGGCGGTCACGGTGCCATGCCGTGCTGCGTACTCGTGGGCAAACAGGCGGGCCTGCGTAAGCAGGAGCTCACGGGTTTGCGCGGCCAGCGACATGCCGGCATCACGCCGACGTGCGGCCTCAACGATGTCGAACAGTGGTAGGCCGTGCATCACAGTCCTTTCTTCATCATCGCGAGGATCTTTGCACGCTTGATCCTTGCGCTTTCCTCAAAGCGAGCAATCGCATTGATCGCTGCTTGTTCGCTCGCGTAGCCGTTGCCGTTATTGATCGGCCCATTGAATCCCGCGTTACCACGTGTGATATACCAGCGCGTAAAAGTCCCGAAGTTTGCTGGCGCGACGCGCACGCCTTCTGAGAACAGAGCGTTTTCAATGATTTTCGCGATCCCGTGCATTACAGCCCCCTTTCGGCATCGGAGTGGATCATGCCGGTCGAATCCATCGCCCCGCCGTAGTCGGGCTCGGGCTCGTCGGTGGCCTCAGCGGCGACGGCTGCGCGGTACTTGGCGACGGCGGCCTTGACCGCCTCGCGTCGGCTGAACCCGACCGCCCACACGGACTGCGAGATTTCGGCAATCCAGTTGGGCTTGCCGTCTGGCTTGCAGGTCAGCACGGCACGAATACCAGCGTCACGCTCGGCGCTGGTTACATCGAGAAATTTGAACGGTGAGTGGTGCATGTCATCCTCTTTCTGCCGCGTCATGCGGCTGGGTGGACTATACAGCCCTGTATATCGTGCGTCAAGTGTGTCAACATGAGCAAATGCCAAAATTCTTGGTTGGCTGCGTTTGCATTATTTAGATCCGTACTCTGATGTCGTGGTCAGCATTGTGCAGCATCAGCCGGGTTCGTTCACCGTCGAGATGAGCGACGATGAGAGCCGCGTGCCATCAGCATCGTGGGAGCAGCAATTTCTGCTGGTCTCCGATGCCCACATCGACAACGCGCACGCCGACCGCAGCATGTTTGAGAAGCACATGCGGCAGTGTCGGGAGCGCAATGCACGTTGGCTAAGCAACGGGGATTTCCTATGCCTCATGCAAGGGAAATTTGACTTGCGTAGCGACACGTCCGCTTGCCGGCCTGAGCACCAGCAGGGCAAGTACCTCGATGCAGTCATCCGAACGACCGCCGACTACGTTGGGCCCAACGCCGACATGGCGCTGCTCTTCGCGCCCGGCAACCACGAGACAGCCGTCAAGAAGCGTCACGAGACCGACATGAACGAGCGGCTCGTTGAGGCGCTCAAGGCGCGCAACCCCGCCTGCCAGGCGTACGCCGGCAGCTACGCGAACTGGGTGCGGTTCCTCGTGCGCGACAAGGAACGCCGGCAGGTCGTTGGAAACAGCATTGTCATGTACATGCACCACGGATACGGCGGTGGCGGCCCGGTCACTCGCGGCACGATCCAGACCGCACGCATGGCGGTGTACCTGCCGGACGCCGACATCATCTGGACAGGCCACACGCACGACGAGTGGATCATGCCCATCCAGCGTGCGCGTCTGTCCCTGCACGGTCGCCCGTATCTCGACCGCGTGATGCACGTTCGCAGCCCCGGCTACAAGGACGAGTTTTCCGAACAGAACGGTTGGTCCGTCGAGAAGGGCATGCCGCCGAAGCCCAAGGGTGCGCTATGGCTGCGGTTCTACATGGATCATGCTCGTGTCAACGGAACCCCAGCGCGTAGACTCCGCTACGAAGTGCGCGAGGCGCAGTAACTGACCGTTTCAGAAGGCCAGATAGGAGAACACATGCCGACACCAGCCAAGGGCAAACGATTCGCCAAGACCGTTCGCAACCCGGAAACCGGACGCACCCGCACTGTGAGCTACGGTCAGGCCGGCAAGGCCAAGGGCGGCGGCGACCGCATCAAGCCCGGAACCGCCAAGGGTGACGCATACTGCGCACGCTCGTTCGCGCAGATGAAGTCACACCCCAAGGCTGCACGCGACCCGAACAGCCCGCTCCGGCTCTCGCGTGCAAAGTGGAAGTGCAGCGGCAAGACCTCGAGAGGATAAACATCATGGCAAAGAAAGCAGCAAAGCGCGGTCTGTACGCGAACATCAACGCACGACGGGCAGCCGGCACCAGCCGATCCAAGTCCAAGAGCACCGTCAGCCCCAGCGCGTACAAGGCGATGAAGCGCGGATTCAAGTGAACCGCCATGCGCGTACGCCTGGGCCAACGGTACTGGGTGTTTAGGTTCGTGAATCACCTCACCAACTTCGGTGAGGTCGAGCACGGCGATAGTGCCGACACGCGCATCATTCGCATCCGACGCGGTCAGTCCGAGCACGAGATGCTCGACACCATCATCCACGAGGCGCTGCACGCCGCCAGGCCGGAGCTCGACGAGGACGCCGTCGCCTCGACCGCCAACGACATCAGCCGTCTGCTGTGGAAACTGGGGTACCGGCTCACGGACCCCAAATGACTTCGGAGTTGCGCCGGTAGTTGCTGACGGTTGGACGTGCTGCCGGGCGCACGAGGTGCTTGTCGTTGAACATCAGGTAGTTGTTCGGGAGCAGCGCGAACTGGCCGCCGTTCAGGTGCACCATGTTGAGCGGCTTGTGCTCGTCTGGGTACCTGCTGAACCCGTCCCGCCAGTCGATCATGATCCCGGTGTGACGACCGTGCAGTGCCACTCCTCGGATTGACGAGCACACTAGTCCCTCGAGGTAGTGACAGTGCCAGGCCTCGATGTCCTCGCCCATCGCACCCCACGGCTGCAACGTCAGCGGCTGCTCCATGAACATGTACGACGTGCTGATGTAATTCCACAGCATGCCTGACCAGTGGGCGCCTGACTCCAGCAGCACGTGCCCCATGATCGCCTGACCTGGCCGGCAATAGATCCCGTGCAGGATCCCGCGTGTCGTGCCGGCTGGCATCTCGGGCCCGAGCGCGACATTGTTCACATTGACATAGATGTGGTACGGCAGATTGCAGTGACGCATGCGGGTAGGATAGGGGCGCGGTGACGTCGGATTCGACTGCCGACATGGGTGCTGCCTGAAGGCCGCGAGGTACGCCGCAGCGCCGGAACATTGGTGTAACGAACATGCCGCCGGGGACAGACGCTCAGGCGTTGTGTCCCATGTTTATAACTGCTGATGTGCATACGACTTGTATGCGTTTCGGCAATCAACGGCACAGGCGTGAATATGCGTGAAGATGCGTGATGGAGCGTATGTGCTACAGATGTTCGGAAATGTAGCGCAATGCGCTCGACAGCAGATGAGATGACACGCTAGACTGTGACCCCAGAGCGAGTGCAAACGCTCAACAACCCAACCTGGGGGGCAGCGGGTCAGCTCGCACTCGCTCCCCGCTGTCTCCTCAGGATTTCATTTGTCCGCTACATGGCGGACGGAAGGAAGAATCATGCATTGGTTTCCCCTGTACACGAAGGAATGGGCCGCGTCGGTCGGCCACATGTCGGCTGCGCAGCGCGGGATCTACATCAGCCTGCTGGTGTTCCAGTGGGACAACGGCAGCGTGCCGGACTGCATTGAGCAATGCGCACGCATTGCGGGCGCAATGCAGATGCAGGAAGGTGACTGGCTGATAATCCGAGACAAGTTCAAGCGCAGCGACGAGGACGGTCGGCTGCGAAACGCGAAGTTGGAGAGCGTCCGTAGCACGCAAGTCGAGAAGGCAGAAGCAGTTAGCAACAACGCGAAGCGTGCTGCGGCAGCCCGATACAAGCGCCCAGAACCATGCGCACGCACTGCGCCAGCAATGCCGACGCATTGCGCGAGCAATGCGCGAGCATTGCCCACGCAATGCCATTCAGAGTCAGAATCAGAATCAGAGTCAAAGAGAATCAAAACCCCCCCTACCCCCCTTCCTCGAGACGCGATGCGACGTCTGTTGCTGCGTGAGCCGGCCTGGCGTACACGGGTCGAACGGGCGGGGGCGGGGGATTGGTATGTCAAGGGGGAGGACGGACAGCAGAGGGTCGTCACCGAGGACGAGGTCATCGCCGAGGGCATTGAGGTCATACAGACGAAGGTCAAGGCCGAGCGCCTGCAGGTGTTCACGAAGTGCATGAACGCGGGCCTCGTCGAGGACGAGGCGCACGCGCTCTACCGCCGTTGGTTTGCCGATCACCTCGAGGGCGGCCCGTCGCCACTGACGGCCATGCGCAACGATCTCGCCGACAAGAGCGTCAGGAACATCGCAGCCGTATGGAGGGCGCGGCTAGCCGCCCCGTACAATCCCGGTCATGGCACGCAAGCGCAGACGTCAGGGGAAGCAGGTGCTGCTGGCCGGCCTCGATGACTGCATCCTCGGCGTGCACTACCCCCGCGCCGGCGAGGCAGGGCCGCCCGTGGTCGTCTACAGCGCGGACATGATCGCAGCCCGCTTACGCGACGATCAGGGCATGACCCAGGTCGAAGCACGGTGCTTCGTCACCGACGAGATCGAGGCACGGTGGATGGGGCCGGGCACACCGCGGCTGGTCTGGGCTGCGACTATCCAAGATTTCGGAATAAACAGCACCAAGGACTGATATAATCACGCCATGATCGTACGAAGCTTCGATGACTGGAAGGCCGCCGTGCGCGAGCACATGGCACAGACCGGACAGGTCACCAACGCGCTGGCTGTTCGCATGGACGCTGAGGACCGCATGGCGGCACACAACGTGCGGTGCCTGCTTTCTGACGCCCCCAAGATCAGGCGCAAGGGCTGCAACCTCGCCAGCGCAATCGCCATCGCCGAATCCGTTGGACTGGAAATCCATCTTTCATATAAGAATGAAACCTGATGCCAAGCAAATCACCCGCACAGAAGCGCCTGATGCAGGCGGCAGCACACTCCCGGTCGTTCGCAAAGAAGGCCGGCGTCCCTATGTCCGTCGCAAAGAAGTTCGTGCGGGCGGACAAGGCGAAGGCAGCCAAGCGCCGCGCCCGCTAGGCCGACCGCCAGAGCCCGTCCCGCAAGACCTAGCCGACGACCTGGTCGCTTGGCTCACGTTGGGCAAGCCGCTGCGGGAATGGTGCAGGCAGCCAGGAAAACCGGAATGGCGAACGGTGTACCACTGGATGGACAAGGATCCAGACTTTGTGGCACGTATCGCACGCGCACGCGAGGACGGGCACGACGTGATCGCCGACGAGTGCAAGGAACTGGCCGACACCAAGCCAGCCGATCAGGTCGAGGTCGCATGGCGTCGCCTCCAGGTTGAGACGCGCCTGAAGCTGCTCGCCAAGTGGAACCCCAAGAAGTACGGCGACAAGGTTGGGGTTGACCATGCCGGCGGCGTGAACCTGACCGTCATCACGGGCGTGCCAAGTGCCGATAAGTCTTGACTACAACCCGCGCCAGTGGCAGCGGGAATGTCACCTGAAGCGCAAGAGGTTCACCGTTCTCGCCCTGCACCGACGTGCCGGCAAGACGGAACTTGCCATCATGGAGCTTCTGGACAAGGCTCTGAAATGCAAGCAACCGCTCGGGTTCTACGTCTACATCGCACCGTTCCTGCGCCAGGCCAAGGCCATCGCATGGGCTCGACTGAAGGACAAGTTGCGCCCCATGCGCACCACGGGGGCCATCGACATCAACGAGGTCGATCTGGCCGTCGTGTTCAAACACAACGGCGCGACCATCCGCCTGTTCGGCGGCGACAACCCCGACGCCCTGCGCGGCGTCCGTCTCGACGGCTGCGTGATTGACGAGGTCGCCCAGATCAAGCCCGAGGTCTGGACCGACATCGTTCAGCCTGCCCTGTCCGACCGCAAGGGCTGGGCGGTGTTCATTGGAACGCCGTCTGGCATCAACCTGTTCAGCGAGCTGTTCTACCGCTCCAACGGCCTCGAGGACTGGTGGTCTGCCCTCTATACCGTCGATGATACGGACGCCATCGACCGTGACGAGGTCAAGCGCCTGCGCCGCGACATGCCAGAGTCGGCGTTCGCACGCGAGTACCTGTGTGACTTCAGCGCCGCCGGCGACGATCAGCTCATTACCTTGTCCGACGCCGAGGCGGCAGCACGGCGCAAGTACCCCGACGGCGACATCGTGGACGCTCCGCTGGTTGTCGGCGTTGACCCGGCCCGGTTCGGTGATGACCGTAGCGTGATCGTGCTGCGGCAGGGACTCGTCGTGTTTGAGCCGCAGGTCTACCGTGGGATCGACAACATGAGCTTGGCGGGCCGTGTCGCCAACGTCATCGAGGAGCGCGACCCAGACGGCGTGTTCATCGACGTCGGCGGCGGGGCAGGCGTGATCGACCGCCTGCGCCAGTTGGGCTACGGGATCGTCGAGATCAACTTCGGCGGCAAGGCCAACAACCCCGGCCTGTTCGTCAACAAGCGCACCGAGATGTGGTGGACGATGCGCGAGTGGATGGAGCAGGGCGGCTCGATCCCCAACGACCCGTTTTTGAAAGCCGAACTCGCCACCCCAACGTACTCGTACGACAGCAACGGCAGACGGGTGCTCGAGTCCAAAGACGAGATCAAGCGCCGGCTACAGGGTGGGGCGAGCCCGGACATCGCCGACGCGCTGGCGCTGACGTTCGCGTTCCCCGTCGGCAAGCAACTCCCACGCGAGGTGCGCGACCGGATCGACACTCGACCAGGCGACTACGACCCGTACAAGGGAATGGAATGATCCGACTAGCAACCCGCGATGACGTTCCTGCGCTGCTGACGATGGGCAGGCAATTCATCCAGTACAGCGAGTACAGGTCGATCAACGACCATCTGACCGACGAGCAACTAGCGAACGGTATAAGCGCGGTCGTTGACTGTGGAGTTTCGTTTGTTGCGCTCGACGGCGAGCAAATCATCGGCGGCATCCTTGGCGTGGTCGGCCCGCTCTGGTTTGCGCCGCACGTTCAGACCGCCGTTGAGCTCGCGTGGTGGGTTGATCCTGCGTACCGTGGCATGGCTGGCATCAGGCTCATGCAGGCGTTTGAGCGCGAGGCCAAGCAACGCGGTTTGAAGTACGTGGCGATGAGCGATCTCGTGATGAATGGGCGAGATGAGACACCTGCCGCAAGAATCCTCGGCATCATGGGTTACACTCTGACAGAGCGGATGCATTCCAAGGAGATTTGACATGGCAGCGATTAGCACCATCGCCGCAGTGGCGGCAGCAACGGCAGCGGCGGCAGGAACTGGCTACGCAATCTATTCGGGAGAGCGTGCCGATGAAGCCCAGAAGCAGGCGCTCGGCGAGCAGCGGCAAGCGCAAACGCAGGCACAAGCACAGGCAGCATCGCAGCAGCGACGCAGCGCCCAGGCTATGGCAGCAGCCAACCGCCGGCAGCCCAACATGGGCGAGATCATGGCTGGCGCGGCAGAGGGCGCAGGAGGCGGACCGACCAGCACCATGCTGACTGGACCGACTGGCGTCAACCCGCAGGATTTGGCGCTCGGTCGCAGTTCACTCCTCGGAGGGTAATCGTGAGCGAATACACCAGCGACGCACAGTCATACCCCAGCGCACCGACACGCGACAAGTTGTTCACGCGATGGGGGCAGCTCAAGTCTGAGCGGGCGTCGTGGCTGTCTCACTGGCAGGAGATCACGACCTACCTGCTCCCGCGCAACGGGCGCTACTTCCGCCAGGACCGCGACAAGGGCTGGCGCCGGCACAACAACATCTACGACAACACCGGCACCCGCGCATTGCGCACGCTCGGAGCCGGCATGATGGCTGGCGCGACCAGCCCGGCACGGCAGTGGTTCAGGCTGGCGACTGCCGACCCGGAACTGAACTCGTACCAGCCCGTCAAGTTGTGGCTGGACGACGTGACGCGACGCATGCAGCTCGTCTTCCAGAAATCCAACACCTACCGCGCCTTGCACACGATGTACGAGGAACTCGGCGCGTTCGGCACGGCCACGAGCATCGTGCTGCCCGACTTCAAGAACGTCATCCACCACTACCCCGTCACGACTGGCGAGTATTGCATTGCCACCGACGCGCAGGGCCGCGTTGACACGTTGTACCGCGAGTTTGAGATGACAGTCGCCGCGATGGTCAAGGAGTTCGGCTACAAAAACTGCTCGGTCACCGTGCGCAACATGTGGGATCGCGGCACGCTAGACCAGTGGATTCCAGTCATCCACGCCATCGAACCGCGATCAGACCGCGACCACAAGAAGCGCGACAACAAGAACATGGCGTGGGGCTCGTGGTACTTCGAAGTCGGCGGCGAGGACGGCGTGTTCCTGCGCGAGAGCGGGTTTGAACAATTCCCCGCGCTCGTCCCGCGCTGGGCTACCGCCGGCGGCGACATTTACGGCAACAGCCCGGGCATGGAGTCGCTTGGCGACATCAAGCAGCTACAGCACGAGCAGTTGCGCAAGGCGCAGGCCATCGACTACCAGACCAAGCCGCCGCTGCAGGTGCCCGTGTCGATGAAGAACCGAGACGTCGAAACGCTGCCCGGCGGCATCTCGTTCGTGGACGGCGCGTCAGCCGGCATCAAGACGGCGTTTGAGGTCAACCTCAACCTCCAGTACCTGCTGAACGACATCCAAGACTGCCGCGAGCGTGTTCGTGGTGCGTTCTATGCCGACATGTTCCTGATGCTGGCGAACCAGCCGAACACCCGCATGACGGCCACAGAAGTCGCCGAGCGCCACGAGGAGAAGTTGCTGATGCTCGGGCCCGTGCTTGAGCGCCTGCACAACGAACTGCTCGACCCGCTGGTGGACATCACGTTCACGCGCATGTTGCAGGGCGGCATCATCCCGCCGGCACCCGAGGAGTTGCAGGGCATGGACCTGAACGTCGAGTTCGTCAGCATGCTCGCCCAGGCGCAGCGTGCCATCGGCACGAACTCGGTCGACCGCTTCGTCGGCAACCTCGGCCAGATCGCCACGATGAAGCCGGACATCCTCGACAAGTTCGACAGCGACCAGTGGGCCGACATCTACGCAGACATGCTTGGCGTGGACCCGTCGCTCATCATCGCCGACAAGGAGGTCGCGGCCATCCGCACCGCCCGCAATCAGGCGATGGCGGCCAAGGAGCAGTCAGCGGCATTGCAACAGTCGTCGCAGACCGTCAAGAACATGGCGCAGGCTCCGACCGGACAGCAAAACGCCCTGACTGACGTGATGAACATGTTCAGTGGATACACCAGCCCGTCGGCGCTGGAAGTTTGAAAGGACCACCATGCCATACCTGAAGCAAGGCAACAATTTCCTGTACGACAGCACGACCAACGACATCATCGGCATCAAGGACGCGGACGGCGGCGAGATGTACTTCCCGATCATGCGGAACGAGCCGACTTACGCCACTACAACCACAGCTGTGTCAATCGTCGCTCCTGCCGCGACTTTCACCACGCTGACCTACGAGGACAGCAGCGGCAGCGTGCGTTTGGTGAGCGCCGGCATCCATAGCCTCACGAACGCAGTCGCGCAGAACAAGCTTGTAAGCGTCACTTGGGCTGGCGGTACTGGCGTCAACGGCCTGTACACCGTCACCGATGTCAGCGCGGCCACTACGAAGATCACCATCAACTACCCGCACGCTGCCGGTCTCGGCACTCCAACCGTGACGGTTGTCGGTAACGACATTACTCTTGCTTCGGTGACCATTCCGGCGAACGCGATCAAACCAGGCATGGAACTTGAGATTGACGCGCTGTTTGGCATGACAGCAAGCGCCAACAACAAGATCTTCAAGATAAACATCGGCGATGCCGGATGGTATTCGCAAACGGTTGCCGCATCAAACGCGAGCCTGTCCGTTGATAAGCAGGCGTGGGCGAACAGTGCCACGACCCTGGTCTCGAACGCTCTTGCGGCCCCCGGACACGGTACGTCAACGAGCGCGAACGTCACCATGACCCCGACTGGCGGATTCGGCATCGCGCAGACGTTCGCCATCACCGGGCAGATTGCGAACGCCAACGAGTTCATCACGCTTGAGGCATGGAATCTCGAGATCACCAGCACGTGACGGTGCCCGTAGGAAATCAGCCGTGAGCAATTACGACCCACTCGATATCCGTGGACAAGAGCGCAGCAAGGCCGAGCGCGACCAGCGCGAACGCCTTGAACGCGAGAACGAGGCCGCCGACGTCAAGTGGCTGATGAACAACAAGCGTGGCCGGCGCATGGTGTGGCGGTTGCTGGACAGGGCCGGAGTGTTCCGGTCATCGTTCGCCACCAACAGCATGACAATGGCCTTCTCTGAAGGTAACCGTAACTACGGCCTACAGTTACTTGGTATTATCCATGCCGTATGCCCGGAACTTTATCCGGTCATGTTGAAGGAACACACGAATGAACGAACCAACGACGATGCTGGCGACCCCAACCAGTGAGGCGCCCACATCATCGAATGCCAGCAACACCTCCGCGACGGCGGAGAAGTTGTATGGCGAGCAGAAGGCGTCTGCACCTCAGACTGCGCCCGCCGATACGGCCAAGGCGCAGGACGCCCCTGTGACCGGACAGGCAGAGAAGGCCGCCGAGGCACCCGCCGACGCCAAGCCGACCACGCCTGAGAAGTACGAATTCAAGGCTCCTGAAGGTCAGGAGTTTGACGGTGACACCATCACCGCGTACTCGGAGGTCGCACGGGAACTCAAGCTGAGTCAGGACGCTGCGCAGAAGCTGCTTGACGTCATGGGCCCGAAGATGGCCGAACGTCAAATGGCTCAGATTCAGGCCGTTCAGGGCGCTTGGATGGAGGCATCCAAGCAGGACAAGGAATTCGGCGGCCCCGCGCTTGCCGAGAATCTGTCCGTTGCCAAGAAGGCGCTGGATGCGTTCGGCACCGCCGAACTCCGCACGCTGCTCAACGAGTCTGGGCTGGGGAATCACCCGGAGATCGTCCGGTTGTTCTTCCGCGCAGGCAAGGCAATCAGTGAGGATCGTGTCGTGACGGGCTCGACCGGGCAGGCCAAGGCCGGCCCCAAGTCGTTCTCCGATCTGGCCGATGTTCTGTACTCGTAACTAACCCGTACAAAGGAATCGCAACATGGCAACTATCTCTGCTTCGAATCTGACGCTGGCCGACTGGGCCAAGCGCACCGATCCGGATGGCCGCGTCCCGGTCATCGCGGAACTCCTCTCGCAGTCGAACGAAATCCTCGAGGACTGCGTCTTCAAGGAAGGCAACCTCCCCACGGGCGAGCGCGTCGTCATCCGCACCGGGCTTCCCTCGGTGTACTGGCGAGCCCTCAACCAGGGCATCCCGAACAGCAAGAGCACGACCGCTCAGGTCGATGAGGCTTGCGGCATTCTGGAAGCCCGCAGCGAGGTTGACAAGGATCTGGCGATGCTGAACGGCAACACCGCGCAGTTCCGTCTGTCCGAGGACGTGGCCTTCCTTGAGGCCATGAACCAGACCCAGGCGACCACGATGTTCTATGGCAACCCCTCCACCGATCCGAAGCAGTTTCTCGGCCTGGCGCCGCGTTACTCGTCGTTGTCCGGATCAAACAATGCGCAGAACGTAATCACCGCCGGTGGCAGCGGTTCAGACAACACGTCGATTTACCTCGTTGTGTGGGGTGACCAGACCGTGTACTGCCCCTTCCCCAAGGGCAGCAGCGCCGGCCTGATCCACGAAGACCTCGGCGAGCAGACCGTCTACAACAGCGATGGCACCCGTCTTCAGGCTTACGCCACTCGCTACCAGTGGAAGAACGGTCTGGTGGTCAAGGACTGGCGCTATGTGGTCCGCATCTGCAACATCGACATCAGTGACCTGATGGCGCAGACCACCACGCAGCTTCCCTCTGCTGCGACCGCGATCATCAAGCTGATGAGCCGCGCCCTGTACCGCATCCCCAACATGGGCATGGGTCGGGCCGCGTTCTACATGAACCGCACCGTCCACAGCGGCCTTGCCATCGCTGCGCTCGACAAGAGCCAGTACGTGCTCAAGGTCAACGAAGGTCTGTCGCAGTTCGGTCAGCCCTACAGCTGGCTCTCGTTCCAGGGCGTGCCCCTGCGCCGCGTGGATGCCATCGTCAACACCGAAGCCGTCGTGTCCTGATAGGACCGACAGAAAGGAACTAACACAATGATTCTTGACAACAATCTCGTCGTCTCTGGAACCGTCCCGGCCTCGGGAGTTATCACCGGCCAGGCAGCACTCCCTGTTTCCGGCACTCCGGTGCTCTCAACGGACACCATCGATTTGGCGGTCGCTCGTGACATTGGCGAAGGCTCTGATCTGTTCATGAACTTCGTCACTGTCGCGGCCTACAACAACCTCACGTCCCTGACGTTTGAGATCATCGGCGCGACCAACGCCGCTCTCTCAACTGGCGTGACGGTGATCGGTTCGTCTGGCCCTGTCTTGCAGGCAAGCCTGACGGCGAACGCGCAGTTCTCTGTTCGTTTCAATCCGCAGCTCCTGTCTACCGGACAGCGGTACATCGGCGCTCGGTACACCACGGTCGGAACCACCCCGACCACCGGCAGCGTGTGCGCTTACGTCGTCATGGACATCCAGGACGGTCGCAAGTTCTACGCCAGCGGCTTCTCGGTGACCTGACATGAAAGTCCGCGCACTCGTGACGTGTTTCATCGACAACGGCCTCCGCAAGGAGGGCGAAGTCTTCGAGTACAACGGTCCTGCCAACGGGAACGTCGAGCCGCTCGACGCGCCCCGCGAACCGGAGCAGCCTGAAGTCGTGCCTGTGGTGCGACCCAAGCGAGGCCGGCCAGCCAAGACCACCGTCACGGCGGACTGATACGACGCATGTGACTCTGGAGGGGCGTCGGCCTAAACACCCGGCGCCCCTCTTTTCCTAGGAGGATCGAATGGCAAGCGTGGTTGAGATCTGCAATCTGGCACTCGCGCACCTCGGCGACGACGCCTCCATCGCCAGCATCGACCCGCCCGAGGGGTCAGCGCAGGCCGAGCACTGTGCCCGGTTCTACCCCATCGCCCGGGACAGCCTGCTCCAGATGCACGCCTGGAACTTCGCGTCCCGTCGCGCACTGCTCGCGCAGGTCTCGATGCCGTACTCCATGTGGAAGTACGCCTATGCCTGCCCCGGCAACATGATGGTTGCCGTCAGCGTGCTGCCGCACGACGCTGAGAACGACTACGCAGCCAAGTTCGTCCCAAGCGATACCCCAGACTTCCTGCACAACTACGCACCGCTCGTTGCAGCTGGGCGTTACGTGCCGCAGCCGTACAGCATTGAGACGGACACGTCCGGCAACAAGGTGCTGTATACCGATCAAGAGAACGCGCTGCTGCGATACCAGGCGCTCATCACGGACCCGACCAAGTTCGACCCGCTGTTCGTCATGGCGCTGTCGCACCACCTCGCCGCCATGCTTGCCGGCCCGGTCATCAAGGGCGATCAGGGCGCGGCTGAGGGCAAGCGGCAGGCGCAGATGATGATGGCGTACTTGCAGCAAGCCCGCATGTCGGACGCCAACCAGCGCAACATCAAGCCGGAACACATCACGGGCTGGATCGCAGGACGCTGACCTATGCCAAGCACCCGCATCTACAACAGGTCGTTCGCTGGCGGCGAGCTGTCGCCGGAGATGTTCGGGCGCATTGATGACATCAAGTTCCAGACTGGTGCCGCCAAGCTGCGGAACTTTATTCCAACCCCGCAGGGTCCGGCAGAGAACCGGCCTGGCACGTTCTACGTTGCAACGGTCAAGGACAGCACCAAGCGCACGCGACTGCTGCCGTTCACGTACAGCACGACGCAGACGATGGTGCTCGAGTTTGGGCAGGGCTATATCCGATTCCACACGCAGGGCAGCACGTTGCAGGCTGGATCGCCGGCGGCCTACAACGGTGCGACCGCGTACGTGGTGGGTGACTTGGTGTCTTCGGGTGGGGTGAACTACTACTGCATCGCGGCCACGACTGGCAACGCACCGCCGAACGCGACGTACTGGTATCCGCTGCCGTCGAGCGCCTACGAGATCCCGTCGCCCTACCAAGAGGCCGACCTATTCTCGATCCACTACGTGCAGTCAGGCGACGTCCTGACGCTCGTGCACCCTAATCACGCGCCGCGTGAATTGCGCCGACTCGGCGCGACGACCTGGACCCTGACGGCGATCACGTTCGTTGCCCCGGTCGCAGTGCCCGGAACTCCGACGGTCACAGCCAGCCGAGGCGATGCGCTGAACATCACGGGCATCACGCAGGCCAACCCAGGCGTCGTGACCACGGTCGGCAATCACGGGTTCGCCATCGGCGACAGCGTTTACATCAACGGCGGCACGATGACGCAGTTGAGTGGGTTCTACCTCGTCAACAATCCGCCAACCACGAACACGTTCTCGGTCAAGGCGTATGACACTGGCATCCCGGTCAACACGACGACCTACACCGCATGGAGCAGCGGCGGGTTCGTGCAGTTCGGCGACAAGAGTCTGGACTTTGACAATTACTACGTCGTGACGGCCATCGCTCAGAATGGGGTGGATGAGAGCGCGGCAAGTCCGAGCGGCAACGTCATCAACAACCTGAACGCCATCGGCGCCAAGAACACGATCAGCTGGAGCGCAGTCGCGGGTGCGCTCCGGTACAACGTGTACAAGCGCCAGAGCGGACTATATGGATACATCGGCCAGACGGCTGCCACGTCGTTTGACGATGACAATATCGCGCCTGACATGGGCATCACGCCGCCCATCGTCGAAACTCCGTTCAACAGCGCGAACAACTACCCGCGCTCGGTGTCGTACTTCGAGCAGCGGCGCATCTTCGCCGGAACGAACAACGCGCCGCAGACGATCTGGATGACGCGCTCGGGCACGGAGAGCGACCTGTCCTACTCGTTGCCGGTCAAGGACAGCGACCGTATCAGCATCCGCGTGGCTGCTCGAGAACTCAACACGATCAACCACATCGTCCCGCTGACGCAGTTACTGCTGATGACTAGCAGTGCTGAATGGCGCGTCAGCCCGATCAACTCCGATGCGCTGACGCCGACCACCATCAGCGTGCGCCCGCAGTCGTACATCGGTGCCAACGACGTCCAGCCCGAGATCGTGAACAACACGGTCGTGTACTGCGCTGCCCGAGGCGGTCACGTGCGTGAGCTCGGTTACTCGTGGCAGGCCAGCGGCTTCGTGACGGGCGACCTGTCCATCCGGGCAGCCCACCTGTTCGATGACCTTACGTTGGTGGACATGTGCTACAGCAAGAGCCCGCAGCCGATCCTGTGGTTCGTCAGCAGCAATGGAAACCTGTTGAGCCTGACCTACATGCCCGAACAACAGATCGGGGCTTGGGCTCAGCACGACACGCTTGGCCTGTACGAGTCGTGCACCGCCGTTGCCGAGGGCAATGAGGACCGCCTGTACGTCATCGTCAAGCGCACGATCAACGGGAACTCGGTGCGCTACATCGAACGCATGGCAAGCCGGCAGATCACAACGCTTGAGAATTGCTTCTTCGTGGATTCTGGCTGCACCTATGACGGCACCAACACCACGGCAACGACCGTAACTGTTTCTGGCGGCACGACTTGGGGTCCGTCCGACGTGCTAACGATTACGGCTAGCAGCGCGATCTTTGCTTATCCGGCCACGACCGACGTCAATGACGCCATCGTCCTGACCGACACGGCTGGCAACAAGTACCGACTTCGCATTATCGGCACGAGCAGCACGACGGTGGCGACCGCCCGGGTTGACGTCACGCTGCCCGTCGCCCTGCGCAACACCGCCACGACCGTCTGGGCGTTCGCTAGAGACACCGTGAGCGGTTTGGCGCACTTGGAGGGGGCAACGGTCAGCATCCTCGCAGACGGGGCCGTACAGCCTCAGGAAACCGTCTCCAGCGGCACCGTGAGCCTCGACCGGGCCGCAGTCCTCATCCACGTCGGCCTGCCCTATCAAAGCGATCTACAGACCCTGCCGGCGGTGATGAGCATCGACGGTTACGGGCAGGGGCGTTATAAGAACGTCAACAAGGCATACTTGCGGGTGTTCAAGTCAAGCGGCATCTTCGTGGGCCCGACGGCTGACCGGCTTGTGGAGGCCAAGCAGCGCACGACTGAGCCATACGGCACCCCGCCGAGCCTGAAGTCCGACGAAATCGACGTTGACTTGAAGCCAGCCTGGCGGGCCGGCGGCCAGGTCTACATCCGGCAAGCCGACCCGCTGCCCCTCACGGTTGTGGGTCTGACCCTTGAAGTTGCGCTAGGAGACTGACAATGAGCCAATTCCTAATGACTCTGGAACAACAGCGCGGTGCAGGAATGACTGGCAACCCGCTCCAAACTTTGCCGTACCCAGCCAGCGGCGGTAATTTGGTCATGCGTCCAGAGTTCTCGCTGACCCCGGGAGACGTGCCGACCGTCGGCGAACGGTTTACGCTCGGATCGCAGTTGGCCGAGGGCTTGCAGATCGGCGGCAACATCGCGTCGATCTTCGGCGCGTTTACCGGGGCCATCGGGTCGTACTACTCGCTGAAGTCGCAGCAGAACCAGCTCAAGATGCAGGCGCAGAACGCGGCGTTCGCCGCGCAGATGACGCGCATCAACCGTCGGGCAGCCGAGTTCACCGCTACGCAGGTCGGTCAGCAGGGTCAGGCAGCAGCCGGCCAGTACACCATGCGGGCAGGTCAGGCCCGTGCCGGCGCTCGCACCGGGATGGCTGCTCGAGGTATCGCGCTTGGGCAGGGGACGGCCAAGGAAGTCGTAGCCAGCATGGACCTGGTCAAGGAGATCGACCGGCTCGCCATCAACGCATCGACCGTACGGGCGCAGGAGGCTGCCCGGTTGCAGGCGTTCAACCTCGGCACGCAGGCCACGATGGCCGAACTGTCGAGCCGGAACCTGTCGAGCGCAGCCGGCACGATCATGCCCGGCTTCGGGGCTGCCACCAGCCTGCTCGGCAGCGCGGTCGATATCGGCGCCAATTGGGCCCGAAACAAGCGCATTGACGAACTGCTGCAAGGCGTAGCCACCGAACGATTCTGAGGTACTCATGCCAACCGTCCCGACCACCTTCGTCCCGCAAGTCACCCCGCCCGGCGGTGGTGACATTGGCCAGTTCCAGGCTCCCGCCGTGGAGCCAATGCGCAACTACACGGGCGAGCAGGTCCAGCAGTTCGGCCAGCAACTGACCCGCGCAGGCATGACGGCGTTCAGCATCGGCGACGCCATGCAGGATCAGATCGACGAGGCGGCTGCGAAGGAAAGCGACGTCGCGTTCCTGCAACAGGCCAACGAGATCATGCGTGGCCAGAACGGCTACCTGAACACCGCCGGCAAGGACGCCGAAACGTCATACGTCAGCGTCAACGAGCAGTTGATTCAGGCCGGACAGGCAAGCATGGACCGCCTGAACGAGGGCCAGAAGCGGCTCTATCAGAACGTCCTCGCCCGCAACATGATGACCTTCCAAGCGCAGGTGCAGACGCACCGCGACCAGCAGGTCAAGGTATACGCTGGGAACGAGGCCACCGCCCGAGCCAACCAATACGTCAACCTTGCCATTCAGGACTACAAGGAGCGCGATGCCGTCACGACCGACGGGCTCCCAACCGGCGCATACAACACCAACCTAGGCGTGGCGCTGAACGAGATTCGCACCGTGGGTCGCCTGCGCGGCTACGCCGAGGACAGCGCCCAGATGCGCGAACTGGAGAACGCCGTCTACACGCAGGCTGCGCAGGGCGTCGTGAACCGACTGATGATGGACAGCCAGTATCAGGACGGCCTTGACTATGTGCGCAAGCAGTTGGAGCTCAACCGAATCGATCCGGCCAAGGCCGACGCGATGATCGCATCGCTCGACGCCAATCGCAAGCGTCAAATGGTTGACGAGCTGACCACGAGCATCCGCACGACCGGGGTGCTGGACACGCCCGCCGGCACGGGGAACTTCGACCAGATCATTGAGAACGGTCGCATCAACGTCGATGGCAAGGGCGTCAACATCGAGGCGCCCCCAGGCGCTCCCGTCAACGCGCCGGCCAACGGCACCGTCACGAGCGTCGATGGCAACACGGTTACGATTGAAACGACCGATGGCACCACGCTGACGCTCAACAATGTCGATGTCTTTGGGATGCTTGCGGAAGGCCAGACAGTCACTCGTGGCGGCCTGCTCGGTATGGTCGGGAAGGACGAAGCTGCTGAGGACGGCCTGTATCGCATCGGATACACCGCCACCCGCAACGGCGAGGCCATTGACCCGCGCAACCTGAACTCGCTTGACGACTCCGACCGAGACGAGGCACGCCGACCGCTGACGCTGCGCGATGCTCTGACCGTGGCCGAGCGCATCCCGGACCCCGAGGTCCGCAAGCAAGTGCAGTCGAACCTGCGCACGCAGTTCGCGCAGGAGGACGCGCTCATCAAGGAGGAATATCGTGGCCGCATGGACTCAATCACCGAGTTCTTGGCGGTACCCGGGAACACCGTCGGACAGATCCCACCTGAATTGTGGGGCACGCTGAAGCCGACCGATCAGGCCAAGTTGCTGAGTGGGCAGAGGGAAACCGACGAACTCGTCGTTATGGAGGAGATCGCCCGTGACCCGAGCGTGTTGAGTGTCGATTACTTGGACAAGAACCGCAATCGCCTGACGCCAGGCACGTACGTCAAGTTGTTGAAGGACACGGCGGACCCGAGCAAGATGGCGCAGGCTTCGGTCGATGCTGACCAGTTGGAATCAACGCTGGTGCGCAATGGGCTGGACACTCTGGCGTTTCCAAGTATTAGGGACAAGAATCAGCTTCGTGCAAGCCTGCTGTTCCGCGACAACGTCAAGCAGGCCATCTCGTACGAGCAGACACGCCTTGGTAGGTCGCTCAACCGTGATGAGAAGCAGCACGTCATTGACACGTTGTTGCTGGACCGTGCGTTTGACGAGTACGGAGAAAGCAATGTCATCGCAGCCATGACACCAGAACAGGCATCTGAGGCATACGCCGACATCGTGGCCGAGATTCCAACTGAGACGCAGGCACAGATTCGTACGGCATTGCAAGCCAACGGACAAGCTGTCAATCAGGCCAACATGGCGACTATGTACCTTGAGTACCAGCGCCGACAGAAGGCAAACCCATAATGCAGAACGAAGAAACGCCGACGGAAGTCAACCCGTTCCTTGAAATCGCTTCCAGCATGTATCAGAAGCCTGCGCAGCCCGTCGCGCAGCCTGACAACCCATTCATGGAATTGGCGCCATCTATGCGCGCCTTGTCGCAGCCACCGGCTATTGGATCGTTGTCAGCTGTCATGGGCATCAATCCAGACCAAGCCGCCGAGGCGACAAAACTCGGCACGCCTCTGGGCATTGGTCAGGATTTGGGCTTGCGAAACATGGACGAACTGCGTCGGCGGTCGATGATCGCCAGCGTGAAACGTAGCGGAATGTTGCAGAACAATCCGCGCTTTGCTGAGTCATTGCTTGACCCCGTGTTTGCAGCGCAGGCGCACGACGATCTTGACTCGCTGAACAAGACGTCGAGTTTGTTCGACAAGGTCGTATCCGTGTTTGACGCTCCCAATTGGATGTTTGGTTTCAAGACCGTTGCTGAGGTTACGGGCGGAGTGGAGCGAGGATTGGGTACGGTTGAGCGCGGAGAACTCGGCTCTAAGCAAATGTTTGGATCGGCCACGCAGGAACAACTGGCACGGCTTGAGGTGCTTGATAAGAAACTGGGAGCCATCCCGCCCGGCGGGATCGTCAGTATGACGGCGGAGGTCGTTGCCCAGCAACTGGCGACCATTCGCTCGGTCGGTACAACGGCCCTCATTGGAGCTGGCGTTGGTGCTGCTGTGTCCGGCCCAGCGGCTCCCGTTGGCGCTGCGGGCGGCTTCCTCGCAGGCGGTGCAGCGGGTTTGATGGCGACCACCACGCAGACCGAGGCCGGCAACCTCTACCGCGACATGGTCAACCAAGGCGTCGATCCGGACACGGCGCAATATGCGGCGCTGACGGGCGGCCTGTTGAACGGCATCATCGAACTGGCCGGCGCCAAGATCGCCGCTGGTCCCTTCAAGGCACTGGCATCGAAGTACATGAAGGAAGCAGTTGGTGCTGCCGTTGCCAAGCCAACGGCCCGTGCCGCAATGGCAATTGCAGGCAAGGAATATGCCAAGCAGGTTGGCACGGAAACAGCAGAAGAAGTCGGTCAGGAACTTGTGGCAATCACCACCGAGGAAATTGCCAAGGCGATGGACGGAATCGACAGCGAAACGTCATTCAAGGACGCGATGACGCGATTGGTGGACGCTGGCATCGCAGGGTTCCAAGGAAGCCTCGTGCTCGGCGGCATCGGCCCGACGTCAAACTTCGTGGTCGATCTTCGCCGCGCCGAAGCAACTACCAAGCAGCAGGAGTTCTTCGACGGCCTCGATGCGGCCAAGAGGGACGGAAAACTCCCCAAGCGCAACCTCGACGCCTACGAGGGTTTCCTCGCCCGGCAGGCCAAGGGTACGACCGCCGACACGGTCTACGTCGAGGCTGAGGCTGCGGCCCAGGTTCTCGCGCAAAGCGGACTGAGCGTTACGGAACTTGAGAAGGTGCTGCCCGGCATCCGCGAGCAGTTGCAGAACGCGCTCGAGAACGGCGGTGACATCACGATTCCGACGTCGGTCTACGGAGCCAAGTTGTCGGGCACGCAGCTTGGTGACGCGCTGCGCCCGCATATGCGCCTGAGCCCGGAGGCTATGAGCGTTGCGCAGGCACAGGAGTTCAGCCGTAAGCGCGATGCGTTGCGTCAGGAAGCCCAGGCGGCTCTAGCCGAGCGGCAGGAAGCAGACGCCGCGTTTGTGGAGTCTGCCCAGAAGGTAGAGACGACCATGGCCGAGCAATTGCGGCAGACGGGCATGCAGGACATTGAGGTCCGCGCCAATGCTGAGTTGTTCCGCGACCTCGCCGTGACGCAGGCTGCGCGTATGGGAATCACGCCGGAGCAGTTCTACGAGCGATACCCGTATCGTGTTCGCGGACCCCAAGTGGTGCAGGAAGGTCAGCCGCTTGAGCAAGTTCGTGAGGTTGTCGATCCGGTTGGCAGGGAGTATTTGGAAGGAACAACAGAGTTGGAAGTCGTGGCGTTTGAGCCTTATCAGGAAGGGCAAACCAACGAAGCAACTCATGTTGTCCGCACGCTTCAACCGATTGTGCGCCAAAATGGTCAAATCATCCAACGCGGCCAAGTTGTGGTGCGCGAGGGCAGTCCTCAATACCTTGCACGCCAAGAGCAAGTGCAAGAAGCCAAGAAGGCGGAAATGCGTGCACGGCTTGTCGGTGCGCAGCAGCCTCTTGAGCAGGC